CTGACAAATCGGATTGTTCTGTCAAAATCTCTTATAATTCTTATTCAAATTTTGTGACGTGTGGTTCTTTTCCTTCTTCTCCTTCTTTTTCATCTATCGCCTCTGTTTCTTCTGTGCTTGATATTAATTCTCCTGTATCTATTGGCTCCAGGTCATATGACAATGTTGTATTAGCTGATAAATTTCAGGGAACACAGTATTAAGCATTCACGTGCCCGAGTGAGCGCGGCATCGCCGCGCCACCGGCACGTGGATGATTAATTTTTGTTATAAGTCACAAAATATTGACATAGATCAATAAACATGCAAATAATTTACATTATTTTATAAAAACATGTACACGTTTGTTCTATTTTGTTATAATGAAACCTCTTAAACTTTATAACAAAAGGATATTAACATGGACATAAAACAAGCAAAAGAATATTTCCTCTTGGGTGTTGTATCAAAAATCCACATACTGCCAGATGCTCTTGATTCATCAGCTTGGACAATTTGCATCGAGGGTACTAATGATCAATACTGGATTTTGAACACTGCTCTTGGAAAAATCAAAAGCTACAAATCCCTAGACACTGCTGCTGATGAAATTAGATCAATCACTGGCCGCATCAGCTCATTTTTTATTACCACGTAACAATCTAATCTTTTTCGGAACGCGATCACGAAGTGACCCCGTAGGGGCGTCGCGAATGCGTCGTCGTGGCCGATAAAAGTTAGATCAGAGCCTGGTTCCGTAGCAGCGAAGCGCCCCTCTTCCTGCAAGCGGGTTTTCTTTTATTAGCCGCTTGGCGGCGTTTTTAAAATGCAGTTGCTTTTATAGCCGCTCGGCGGCGTTTTTTTAATGCAGTTGCTTTTATAGCCGCTCGGCGGCGTTTTTTTAATGCAGTTGCTTTTATAGCCGCTCGGCGGCGTTTTTTTAATGCAGTTGCTTTGATAGCCGCTTGGCGGCGTTTTTAAAATGCAGTTGCTTTGATAGCCGCTCGGCGGCGTTTTTTTAATGCAGTTGTTCTGGACATAAAAAAACCGCTCCAATCTGGAACGGCTCTTTTGCTCATTTTTTCCCCTTTCGTCTGTCTTTTTCGACCTTTCATAACTTCCATCATATTATCCCTAAATTAGCACTTGACAATCTTGCTCATTTAGTATTACATTTGCACCAGTGCTAATTTAGCACTAACTAATCCAGAAAGGTAAAAAAAATGAATGCACCAGCCGTTTCAACTGCTCCAACCCTCAAAGTTAACCAAATTTTCATTCAAGGCCGCATCGAGCACGTTGTTAAATTTGAAGACAAATTCGAGCACATCATCGTTACGCCTGCGCCTGACGCGTATTCAAAGCCTTCGTTAATGCGTGTCAACGCTTCCAGCCGTCTTGGCCAAAAGGGTGAAGAAGTAAAAGTTTTGTGTGCATTTAACGGCTGGGCGAACAATTATTCGAATAAAAACAATGAACCGGTTAAAGACGTGAAAGGTTTTTTTGTAGCGGTCGAGTAGTTTCCATGTTTTCCCCTAAAACCTCCCCTGGTTTAACTCCCTCCTTGTTGAGGGGGTTTTTTGCTGCCTACCTTTTGGCGTGTCCTCGCTGGGTATTCCTTTCTGGGTTATCGGTGGGCAGCAAAAAATCTCCTTCGGTTTGTGCTTTTGATTTTGCTTTTGCCGTTGGTTTTAAAAGTGCGGGTACATATGTAATACCCGTACTTACTGCCATGGGTGGCACAAAATGATTGACTGGATTACTTTACGAATTGATTTGAAGAAGGTCGCGCCAGAGATCGAATCCCGATTTAGAGCTGCTCTGGGTACTGTGACCTCCTGCAGTGCTGCCGGTGAAGTTCAATGGCGCAAGCGTTTTCTTGATCTTGACGAATTGCGTTCTGACTCTGTTGGTTTGTTCTGGACTGTCCAGCGCGACGCTGATCATGAATATTTGACGATAGGCGCATCACCAGCCGCTCTGGAATTCAACAATAACGTTTTCGGCTCTAGCTGCGTAGTGCACTGCGCTGATCTTCTCATTAAATCAGCTTCACGCGCTCTCGGCTGCATCCTCCCTTTGGCCTTCGCTTGGTCATGCAGACGTTTGGACGTGACTGAAAATTACCTTTTTGGCTCAGGTCGTGAAGTTAAGCAGTGGTTACGTGCGCTTATGACTACGGATTCTGGACGGCATAAAGGCTCAAGCGGTGAAGGTGACACGGTGCTATGGAACAAGGGCAGCGCACTGCGGAAAGGCAAGGCGTATCACAAAGGCCCACAGCTGCATTATTTGATCAAGAAAAAAAAGAATCTGGATGTTTCTGATTGGCAACTCGAAGTAGCCGACCGTCTGGGACGTTTGGAATTGACGCTCGGTTCTATGTGGTTCCGGCGTTTTTATGAGGCTGGCGGCGAATGGTTAAAACTAACCGTTGCTGATTTGCAAAACCAGCATTTAGATTATTTTGGCCGCATGTGGGGCGGAAAAATTGAGGTCGCGGATATGGGAACATTACTAGAAGAACTTGAAAAAGTAGCGCCAACTAAAGGCCAAGCCAAAGCAGCCCATGCAACATGGGCGATGATCAAGGCCATGGGCTGGTCACTTACGCGCGATTCCATTACTCCAAGGAGCTGGTACCGCCATTTGAAGTACCTTCGAGCCGCTGGCCTATCTGACGCTGACCTATGCGCGGGCAATGTAATCCCGTTTAAGCGTGAAATCGTCATAGCCAAGCCAATAACATCATGGGAAGAACTCAGGAGGGCAGCATGAAACCCATCTTCAACGAACACTTAAATTCAAGACCATACCCAGGAGCCCCACATGTCAAATTTCATATCATTGATGCAACACGCCCGAACCATTCTCTTTGTTCTCGCGTTTTCTGCCCTCACTCTTATTCAATTTTTAGCCCAGCTTTCGTATTCAGGTTTGATTCTGTGAATCAATGTCCTGATTGTGTCCAGGTGTACCACGAATTACGGCAATCTGCCGAATGTGCCAGCGGTCGCTAACCGCTATTAAAAAGGAGTTTCACAAATGAAAAATCGTACAACTTTTATGAAGTATGGCTCTGGATTTACTTTGTCTGCTTTGGCTTCTCAGTCTCATGCTGCTGTTCCTGCTGAAGTTACTACAGCAATTACAACCATGGCTACTGACGGTGTTACCGTTGCCGCTGCTGTATTAGTAGCTATCATTGGTGTAGTCGCTATTAAGTTCATCCGCAAAGGCTTGTAATTTAATTGGGGCGGCTGTTTCGCCCCATTAACCTGGTCTTAATTATGGCTCTCACAAATACGCTCGTTAATAATGTTTGCTATCCAACTGTTAATGCAGCCACCGATGCTTTTTTTTCTTTAATGCCTATTAGCATAGTTACAAGCTCAGCATCTACATTTCGATTGATTCATATAAAAGTCGACGACCAATGGAAGCAAAACAAAGTTGTTTACAACTCTAGCGGACTTCAAACACAAATTTATACAGTTAATATAACAGCTCCAACTTTTCCATCTTGTGATTCCACTCAGTCTTATTTTGATGGAATGCAAATTGGCTGGGGTGTTATTGCTGCTATGGCTTCTGTCGCGGCTGTTATTTTTATCCGAAAGGCTCTCTTTTAAATGATGGACTGGCTCATGAATTTATATGGCTTCCTCACGGTAGTGTTGCCATGCACACTTCTATTTTTCTATTTACGGTGAACAGTCTTATGAAAATAATATTATTTATACTGTTTATAACGTTTTCTAATTTTTCTTTTTCCGTAAATTTTTACACTAATCCTAATTTTATAAATTCCGCAAACCATGAAGTTATCTGTAATACTGCATTTTTCAATCAAGGCACTGTTTACCTCAGCTCGAACGGCAATTCTTACCAAGCAGCTGTCGGAGATGCTTCAACAACACTAGCTGGCCAAGGTTGGGGCAATACTGGTGCATGTGGTAATGGTGTTCTCATGGTAAAAAATTTAGGACAAGAATGTCCTGCGCACTCTACACTTACTGGCGGTGCATGCGTTTGTACTGCTCCAAAAGTTGAATCACCAGATAATAATTCATGCGTAGATCCTGGCGCATCATGCCCAGAAGCTGGCAGCTCTGTTGGTCAGTCAGGCTATATTGACGTAGGCACCTCACCTCTATCTATGCCACCCCGTGCCTGCGATGAAGGATGTCCCTCGCAATACGTGGGTGGCGGCGTCGAGTACTCGCGCCTTATTGATGGTGTAAAACACTACTATGTCAAGGGCGGCTATATTGCTAAAGCTGGCACGTGTGTAGATGGTGAACCCACCCTACCACGCAATGAAGTCCTGGATGCTGACGGTTGTACATCTTCTCAGAGCAAAATAACTATGGGTGGCCGCACAAAATGTATTGACTCTGACACAAACACTCCTGCTAATCCTAACTCCGCCAGCGCTGTTGCAGACGCAAAATCACTTGATGATGCTGCTCGTGCGGCTGCTATAGATGCTGCCAGCTCTGCCGCCGCTGCTGCTGGACTTGACGCCGCTGGTATTGCTGCTGCCGCTGCTGGTGCGGCTTCTAATTATGGCTCTGGCGGTTCTCCAAATGGCTCAGGTAACGACCCAGTTCTATCCGGCTACTGCAAGGAAAACCCAACCGCAAAAATATGTGCGGACGATGAATTCGGCACTGTTGACGATTCCGAGGTGACTAATCAAGATCGTTCCGTTGCTATAACCCCTGTTCCCATCGGCTCTTCTGGTGTTTGCCCTGCTCCTACACCTTTCACTATAGCTGGTCGCACAGGTTACTTTTCTTGGACAACTTATTGCAATTTTGCCAGTGGTATCAAGCCAATTTTATTGGTCTTTGCTTGGCTTTCTGCTGCTGGAATATTAATTGGTGGACTTAGGGATTAAAAATTATGTGGGCTACTTTTCTCGCTGCTGCTGTCGGACCACTTGCTAAAAAAATACTACTGGCTTTAGGCATTGGTACTGTTACATACACTGGATTACAAGCCGCTTTTGAAGCTGCAAGTGCTCAGGTAGTCGCAAATTACGGCGCTATGTCTGGTGGTTCTTTGGCTATCGCTGATCTTGCCGGAGTTGGCCAGTCAATCGGAATCGTTCTTGGCGCACTGTCTGCGCGTCTCGCAATGATCGTTCTCGCAAGATTTGTAAAACTTACATGATAACGCTTATTACTGGCGTGCCCGGTACTGGTAAAACTGCCTATTTAGTATCTGAACTTGAAAAAATTGCAGCAACTGGCCGTATAATTTTTGTCGATAATATACCCGGCCTTCGAATTCCTCATTATCGCGCCGGGAAAATTACCGAATGGCAGAAGGGTACCTGGCTGCACATCGACCAATTCAATCGTACCACTTCATCAATTACACCTCCTGGAGATTCTGCAGAAGATGATACCGACGAAAACCAAAACTGGATTCCGAATCCAGAAATAACAAAAGATGAAAATGGAAAATTGCATAGAAATCTTTTTGACGCTCAAGGCAATATTATTTCTTCAGTTGAGTATGAAAACCACAAAGGCGCTTTGCTTGTTATTGACGAGTGCCAGCGTCATTTTCGCCCTCGCCCTGCTGGCTCTGCCGTACCTGACTGCGTAGCCGCTCTCGAAGTACATCGACATCAAGGCCTCGATATTTGGCTGGTTACTCAACGTCCTGGCTTGGTTGACGCTAACGTCCGCGCTCTCTGCGGTAAGCATATTGCACTTAGAAGTACTCCTTTCGGTCGCTATCGCTATGAGTGGCCAGAAGTAGGCGATATCGACAATAAATCTTCTCGTGATGTTGCTGCAAAGTCGCGTTTCAAACTACCAAAACACATTTTTAGCTTATATAAAAGTGCCGAAGTTCACACTTCCACAAGTCATAAGTTGCCGATGGTAGCCAAAATTTTCCTACTTTGCGTTCCCATATTGCTTTTTTTAATCTGGTCTTCTTACAGCATGATTAATAAAAAAATTAATCCGAAATCAGATACAAAAACAATTGAAAACTCAAAATCTGATAAAACTGATTTTAATAACCATTTATTATCAAATACAGATTCTATGTCCGAATCTGCCCGATTAGCTGCTGCTGGATTTGAGCGATATACTTCCCCTGACCATAATTTACATCCATATCACGGAAAAAATTTATCAATTGTTGCTCATATCAAGTCGTCTACCCGTGACTTGTATCGTTTTTCATTATCGTCTGAGCAGGGTTTCGTCAGCTATCTTTCCAGTGATGATCTTGTTGCATCTGGCTATAGTATTTCTGACAAATCGGATTGTTCTGTCAAAATCTCTTATAATTCTTATTCAAATTTTGTGACGTGTGGTTCTTTTCCTTCTTCTCCTTCTTTTTCATCTATCGCCTCTGTTTCTTCTGTGCTTGA